AAATGAAACCAATCACTTTTTTAGAGGCTCTGCATTTCGCTCAGTCTCGTAAAATCGTATTGCCTGATGAATTCTATTCAATGGATCTCAACACACGGCAATTGGCAACTACCGTAAGTTTTCTGTCTGGGATTGAGCAGGTTGAGACAGTCATTAAGTCGCTCAATAAGACCTTGGCAGAGGGTGGAACATTCAACGACTTTCAGAAGTTGGTTGAAGAAAATGAGATCGTGCTGAGTAAGTACTATCTTAAGAATGTATTCCGAACCAATATCCAGACGGCTTATGGTCATGGACGTTGGCAGCAACAGCAAAAGAATAAGGCGAAACGACCTTATTTAATGTACTCAGCGATTGATGATGCGCGAGTGCGTCCTAGCCATTTGGCTTTGAATCGAATCATCAGACACATCGATGATCCGTTTTGGCTGTTGTACTACCCGCCGTGGGGATTCATGTGCCGGTGCACCGTAACTGCATTGACTGAGAAAGAAGCGAAGAAGCTCGGTATTACTTCTGATGAAGATCTACCACAAATTGCAGAGGATATGGGTTGGTCTACGAGTCCACTGACATTCGGTGAAATGGAATCAGTCGTCGATCAAAAGATTGCTGACTCAATCTTAGATAGGCTGAATGGACTGCAAGCAAGAAGTTGATGAGCCTGTTATCTCCAATGAATGATTCCAGTCGGGATCTATTCAATACGATTGCAGACACAGTAGTACCACTTGATCCAACACTTAGACCAAGTGCGATCAGGACGCTGGTGGATTATGTACAGGGTAATGATGCTGCATTAACTGCTTATGTTCAGAAGCCAGCTATCTCATTGGCAGAGGAAGTGCTTAAGCGTTGGGTCAAAGAGGATATGGCTAAGATTCAGGCTGTATCTGCAAACGCCGTGGATGTGGTCAGAGGATCCACAACACTGGCTTATGCTGCTTCGCTTGAAGTGGGCAAAGTTATCACCTTGGATTCGCCGTTATTGCTTACGGGGGCTCAATCAAACATTGTGATTCAAATTGAGAATGCAAAGGGCTTAGGTATTGATCTTGAAAAGCTTAATGCAGGGCAAGGTGTGTTGTTTGAAATGGGGTTGTCGTTTGAAGTTGTTTCGATTGAAATGGTGGAAGGCAAGATGGTTTATCTTTTAAAATCAGCCAAACTTGATAATTAACTTTGCAGTAACCTGATGAACAAAACAGAATCTTTTAAAAGACTAGGGGCTTCACCTAAAAATACATTTTGGTCTGTATCAGCATTTAATGAGAAGAATGAGCTTGTTTTAAGTCTATGGCAGCCATTTTTTAAAACAGAAAATGGATGTGCAGTCTATGTAGATTCAATTTCTAGATGGAGCGGCCCAGGTAATAAAGAATTTAGAGAAAATTTTCTAACAGCTTTAGAGTTGAATCGTCCTATCAGAGCTGTAATTGCTAGAACCAGTGATATTGATGGTGTTAGAAGAGGGGAAGATGCAAGTAAATTTAATAATACTTTCTCACCAAAACTTGATTGGATCGGGTCAATTACATCTTGGGATGGAGATAAATTTGAGATCACATTTTCTAAGATTTGAAATTAATTTTAATTTAGTTAATCGGTCTAAATGGGCGGTATTTAACATTTTAAAAAGTTCTCCAAAATGTATTATTCATTAGGTATATTAGTGGCTTGAATGTACTCATGTGATTAGAAATGACGATATATACTTTTGAAGAAAATAATTTAAAGCCAGTTGAGGTAACAACTTTTGTCGAAGCGGAGATTTTTGAAAGGTCACATCTTCAGCAAGCTATTAAAAGTAATATTAGTGTAATTGCATCAGACTGCTTAGTTATTGCGGAAGAATATTCTGAGTGGGATGGTTCAAAGAAAAGAATTGACCTATTAGCTATAGATAAAAATGCCAATCTGGTAGTTATTGAATTGAAGCGTACTGAAACTGGAGATCATATGGAACTTCAGGCGATTAGATACGCCTCAATGGTTTCGACTATGACATTAGATTTAGCAGCAGATATCTTTTCTAGGTATAAGCAACTAAATGGATTCTCATCCTTTGATAAAGAAAGTGCTTTGATGGAAATATCAAATTTTGTTGATATTGATTTAAACGAAAATTCTTTTGCTGATGATGTAAGAATTATTTTGGTTTCACCTAATTTTTCGAAGGAATTAACCACATCGGTCATGTGGATGAATGAGCGAAACATTGATATTACTTGTGTTCGTATTCAACCTTATACCTACAACGGAACAATCTTGATTGATGTACAGCAGATCATTCCATTGCCAGAGGCTAAAGATTACCAAGTTAAAGCTCAGAAGAAATCTGAAGAAAGACGAGAAGCTAAAACCTCAAGCCAAAAAGACTATTCAAAGTTTTTATTCAATGGTGAGATATTAAACAAGCGTAATCTTGCTTATGAAATTGTTAGAACACGATTCAATGAATTAACGGATAAATCATATAAGACTCTCTGTTCGGATTTTGCTCAATTTGAGTATGTCGATGGTCTGGTAGTGAAATATGAAGATGTGGCTGAAAATAAAAAAGATAGGTATTTTTATGAAGATAATAAAATTCTAATGATGGATAACGGTGATAGATATGTTGTATCTAATCAGTGGGGTGTCGGAAATATTTATAAATTAATTGAGGTTGCAAATAACTTCAATTACGAAATCATAGATCAGTCCAAAACAAGTGTAGTCCGCTCTTATGAGATAAACGATCATTTAATTGAGCAGTTAGAAGATAGAACTATTTTAGTATCAAAGAATGGAGAAAAAATAAAAGCGTATCCATTTTTAGAGAAAATAGGCATTGAGCATGGTGTATATACAACCAAAAAAGAAGGTGGAAATAAAATGAATACCCGCCAGCTTGGTAAAGAACTATTGGATAAACTCTTAAATTAAATTATTTGCATTTTTAGTCATAAACCGCCGTAAAGGCGGTTTTTTTATGGAGCATGAAAATGCCAGAACAAAATGAAGAACGCTTGAAGTACTTGTTCAATGCATCAGCCATTGAGGTGCCTAAGGCAGAAGAAGGGAAAAAGCGGAAATTCAATGGTACTGCTTACGCTGGTGGGCGCGTAGATGGCCACTGGTTTTGGGGACGTTCAGGAGTTGTATTCGACCTTGATGGTATTGAGATTGATCGACCTACAGCGTTGCTTGAAGAGCACTTCAGTTCAAGTCGCATCGGTGTAGTGCGCGAAGTTGATACCAATGGAAAAATCAATGTATCGGGAGACTTCCTAACCAATACCAAGGCGCAAGAAATCGTACAGGATTCTGACGATGGGTTTCCATTTCAAATGTCCATGATGATTGATCCTGGATCTATAGAAGAAGTGGCTCAAGGTAAACAAGTGGTAGTGAATGGCCAGACTTTTGAGGGTCCAGTCACTGTATTCCGTCAAAACCGGATTCGTGAGTTCACGATCTGTTCAACAGGAGCTGACCGCAATACATCAATCAAAGCCTTCTCAGGCAAATCTAACCCGAACAGGCGAAAGCCGCACAGAAACAGGCTGAAAAAGAGCGTGATGATGCTTTAGCAGATCTTAAAAAGTTCAAAGCTGACAAGCGTGAAGAAGACATTAAATTGCTTGAAACGTCTTTGAATAAGCAATTCAGTGCTGAAGAAAAAACGTCATATACCAATATGGATGATGCTTCATTTGCCTTCATGTCTCAGCAACTAAAGCAGTTCTCAGGACAGCAACCAGCACCACCTGCAGGTCATCAACAGCAGCAAACTAACACCATTCCAGCACACTTAAGCCACTTATTTAGCCATCAAGCTACTGGTGGTCAGGGTGGACAAGCAGGGCAAGGTCAGCCGCAAGGCTCTGCATTAGATCAAGCATTTGCACAATTTGCTGCAGCACAACAAGGAGCTCATAAGACATGAGTCAAACAATTACAGAAACACTCGTCAGCAAACAACTGATTGTTGGTGATGGTGTACGAACAGAAAATGCCAAACCCACTACGAGCACCGCATATAAACGCGGTGATCTCGTACATGTTGATGCAAATAACGTAGTAACGCACCCAACATTTACGGGTAATGCTTTAAGTGCATGGGAAGCCATTGTTGTCACCGACTTTACGGCAGAACAATCTACATATCACGTTAATAACGGACTCGAAATGCCGATCTATGTGCAGGGTCCCTTCGATGTGGATGTAGTTACAGTGAATGGCACAGAACTCACCGCAGCTCAGGTAGATGGCGTTCGCGCACAGGCATTAAAGAACAAACTTGAATTGCGCAAAGTCGCGGAGTAACCCTTAATGAGTCAATCATTTACATTCCAAAATATGCCAGTTG